ACCTAAGCTTACTCGGCTTAGTCAATAACTTCGCCTTCGGCACCACTTGTGACTTCGGGAAAGCATGCGCCAAGCTAGGATACCACTCACCGGTTTGAAACGGGAGTAACGCCATCTGAGCTATGGGACGCAACCACCGTTCCGTCCTCAACTCACTACGTTTCCTCAACGGTTTGTCAAAACCCACAAACGGCAATCCAGCGGAAAAATTCTTGTGTTTCATGAAATGTGAAACCAGCTTCTTAGGATCAGCAACACGAGCATCAAGATACAATTCAGGGCACTGATTAATGATTGTTTCCGAAACAGCAACAATATCATCGTCTAGCAATGCGTCAGCTGTTCTTGAATAAGTGTAACTAGCAAGTGAATTAATCATGATCTCCTTGCATGCCAGCACTATACCATCAATGCCATCAACGCCGCCGGCTTCAAGCCCTCTCGCTTTCAATAGCAAATCTACATGAGGGTTGCGATTCACACGGCGACAAAACTGATTGACATTAACATCACGTTTTCCAAAGAGTGACAAATTCTCAAGGTAATGGCCCAATGTTTTGTCATAATCGACATCAACAAACCGTGGGTTCTCATGAATCACAGTATCCAACTCAAGCACCCTATTCGATCGCAAATGTTGTTGAACGGGAGCCCAAGCACCTTTTCGACTTCGTTTTCCGTAACTGAAAATTTCCAGAATACGTTCGATTTCGGCAATCGTCTTGCAATCACTAAGACTTGCAACACCAGACAACAACAGAACCTCTAATGATGACGCAAGTTTAATAAGGCGCGCAAGAAAAGCGTCTCGGTTGAAATACAACATCTGCGACAAAGCGGTTCGAGTATTACCACATCCATACATTTGCGATACAAGAGGTGTAAGGTCAATAGGCTTGTCACCATAATAACAACATCCATCCGATTTCTGCGAGACAACAGCCCAAGGTTCAAGAGGCATGCCTAAAGACAAGGCTTTTGTCAAGCCAAGCGCACCAGGCTCTTGCCAATACAATGTCTTAAAAGGTACTGGCTGTGGACTACACGTCAACATCACCACCTTGACAGGCCGATGAACAGCGCATACACAGGCGAACAACTCGCTATTATCAACAGTAAAGCAGACATCAACAGCACCAGTCCCAGAACCACGTTTCAATATGATCGAACCCCACGTTGAACGACAACCTTTCATCGAATACGTCAAACAACCATTGGTAGCAGGATAAGAAAGCATCAAATCAACAATATACCATGAAGGCTTAAAACCCAAAACCAAATACTCATGGTCGTGAGCAGGCATTCGATTGCCACTAGAAATCAGATTCGGGACATCAGATATATGGTACACGTGTTGAAACCTTGACTCAGCTTCAACCCGGTCGTCTTCATGTGTAATAAAACAACACAATTTGGCCAAATTATCAAAACAGGACATTTCAACGTCGGGTTTGCAAACAGGTTGAACGTTCTTCGGCTTCAAATAACCATCGACATTCGTCTCGTTCGCCACCTTGTACATTTCGACAGCCTCATTCGAAACTTCAAGACTTGGAATGAAAGCC